TGGACCTTCTGCTCTTGGTTCCCACCATGCAACTGCATCTACTACTACAATTGGTGCTACTTGTTCGTAGTCTTTAATTACCTGGATATTTACCCACTTGTCTACGTGAGCAATAGCAACCGCACACTTATCGTGCTTTTGTGCAAGGTCAGCATGAATATAATATGTTTTGTCTGGGTCTGGTATAAAGGTTTCATCAAACCTTCTAAATGAATCTAGTGGATTTCTACTGTTCATGCACTTCTCAACCTTGTCAATCTGCTTAAAGAAAGCATCAGATGAATAGGTTGGCATGCAAGCAAAACGCATCATGGCATCACCAAGGTCAGTATAGAACGCTAGTTTAAAGTCTTCTATCTTACGGGTTGGGTTTACTTCCCATGTAGGTCTTTTAAATGCGTATACCCTTGGAATTTTGTATTGAAGGATGGTATCCTCATCCCACGAAATTTGAAATTGATTTCCTGGATCTTCATGAGGTAAATCTTCATTCATAATAAATGTGTGCGTTCTTTCAATGGTTTCTTTTTCTGCAATTACTGATTCATATCGTTGAGAAATAAAGTCACCTTGATAACGTGGGAATGAAAGCAAAACAACTTTTCCAAGGTCTGGAAAACGAGAGTCTACTGAACCACGAAATGCTTTGTAGATATTATCTGCAGTCTTTCCCTGTTCATTGCCAGATATTACTTCACTTACAAACCCAGAAATCTCATCAAGGACTGCCATAAGCAAGTTCAAACCTTCATGAGATTCTCTTTCTGAGTGTCCAGAGTAAACTGTAATTGCTTTATCAAACTCAATTGAGTCAGCCTTCGCATTATATTTTCCAGCAAACCAAGGTGACTTTTCAATTTTTGTTTTAAAACCTTTAAAGAAAACATTCTTTGCCTGTTGTGCGTTAACAGCAACGTTAATAATATCAATAGCATCTCCTGCAGGCTTACCATAATAAATTGCAGGGTCTTTAAGACATAATAACTTATACACTACATATGCACAGGCTACTGTTGATATAAAATCTTTTCCAGATCCCTTGCCAAGTTGCAAAATTAATTCGTTTTTGGTGTATTTATTAAAGTGTTTAGTTCCTTCAACATCTCCCATAATATCTATTACGTCTTCTTTGCGATAGATTTGACTCATGGCTTCTACAATTTCGTATTGAATATCAGATAAAAGTGGTTGACCAAGATAGTCAGGTGACTGGACAAATGTCTTTACGTCAACTGGAGTTTCAATAAAGTGATTTTCTTTTAATACTTCAAGAAAATCATTGAACATCATGGACAACGGTAATCACTTCTCCTTCTTTTGCAATAACAGAAAGTCTTTTCATTATAATGTCACGTACTTCTGGATGCTCTGAAGCGATGTCTCTTAAGATTCCAACAAGAACTTCTTGTCGTCTTTCAATTTCCATCATTTCTTCTGCAAGTTCTTTATTCTCAAGAAGGCCAGCCTTTTGTAACATGTCAATTCTTCTTGATTCAATATCTAAAACTAACTTAATGCCAGCAGTTTTAGCACTAAGGTTTGTTGATATGCTTGCTTCATCAATAACTTCGTATGCTTTTGTGATTAATTTTGTATAGTGTGTGTCTGCACCTACTAGGGCTTCCTTGGCACGAGCACGGATAGCATCATTGGCAGATGCCATAACCTTCCACTCGTTAATTAAAGATACAACACGAGTTCGTGGAATATCTAGTTCTTTAGAAATAACTGTGGGGTCGTTACCCTTAAGGTATTCTGTAACTACTTGATTGACTTCATCAAGATGTTGAATAAGTTCTGTCTCAGTTGACATACTTTCCCTCTAATCTATTTATTTCATCCTTGATATAAAAAATTGCTTTTTCTAAATCTTGAATAGTTTTTGCTTCATCTTTAAGTCCTGCTCTCCACAAATACTTAAAAGCATTACCAACATTAAAATTACGATGACGAGTAATCTCAATACATTCAACTCCAGAAGGATCTGTTGTGTAATGTGCAGGATGGTTTACCTGATCAACCGTAATGTGTAAGTTGTCGCTCACTTAGTTACCTCAACATTTAATCTTTTAAAACATTTTAAGCAATTTGTGTATGTTCTTCCAGTGAATGGGCAAGCCGATGATTCAAAATCTACATGCTTGCAAAACCTTTTCTTAACAAATACTGCTAAAATGTCAATAAAATTTTTAAATATTTTCATCTATATCCTCCTCTAGATTCCAGTCAAATGCTTCTGGAATATTTTTAAAAATAAATAAAGCATGAGTTATTCCTGCTGATAAAAGAATAAATAATAATGTAAATATTTTTTTATTTTTATTCATTAAACTCACCGATTATGTTTTCTTTTATTTCTTTTAAAACCAGATCTCTCATTCTTGATTCTTTAAACTTTTTGTATCTTTTTATAAGTGGTAGATATTTACCAAAAATTTGTGGTGCGTCTACGCAGTGCTGTGCGTATGTTCCTAATTTTTTTGTATATTTAAATCTTACAAGTTTTACTTTTTTATTTGTTAAAAACTCAACATAGAATATTGGTTCATCTTCTTTTATAATAAGTTCTCCAGAATTATTCCACATTTGAATTTCAGTAGCGTATGGTCTAAACCAAGATCCAATATTAAACCTTCCTGGAATAACTGAACCATATTTTAAATATCCTTGTGGATGAAATATTGGTTGAGAAAAATTTGCCTCAAGGTCAAAGTCTGAAAAAAATATGTAAGGGGAGTTTATAAGAATTGATGGACCGAAACTAAATCCTGGGGGTCTAATCGCTCTAACCTCTTGAGGAGAAGCCTTTTGATCTTGAAGACATACTACTCCTTGATCATCAGTCTCGTATAAAAAATTACACTCTACAGAGTTTTTAAAGAAAAATGTTTTTTTCATTTTCTCTTTAAACGCTGGACAAACCATCATAGAATTAGACTGATCGAATGATGATTTTTTTGATCTCAAATAAGAAAACATGTTTTCAGGCTCTGCGTATAGCATATTAAATTCTTTATGAAGTTCAACCTCAAAAGTCATTGCTGGGGCCCAATATACAGTAATAAAGTCGTCTTCTTTATTATTTTTCATCTTTTAGATTTCCTTAATCCAAACTTAGCAAGGTATACGTAGATAGTCTCAACACTGGCTCCGCACTCCTTTGCAATTTCTTCTGGGGTCTTCTTATCCATAAGGTAACGCTTACGCATAAAAATTTCAGATGTATACAGTTTAGCAGGCATGGCGTTATTTGTCAACCTGGTTTAAATTAATATCATAGTTAAACCTATCAGAGTTTTCCATAATCCACTTATCTTGATTTTCTACGTCATACTTCTTTTCATTGATTATTCTGTCAATCAAATATTCTTTTTCTAGCGTAAACGAAGGCTCGTATACCCTGACTCTATTATTAGGCTGAATTGCAAAATTGCCATCATCTCTTTGAATGACATGGCCACACTTGTGGTCTGCAGGACTTTCAGAATATCCATCATCTAGGACATTTGTATCTGGATTATGCCAGTCTAATGTAAATAGGTAGGTACCCTTATTCATTGTCTTTGTTCTATCTATATAAGACATTCTAAGGTTTGTTAGATTTTCAAATCTTGTTACAGCAATATGATGACTAAAAGAATTCCAGAGAACTAGATTATGTAGATCAACTTCAGGAACTCCTGGCTCTGTACAAAAGGCAGAGATTGGAAGTCTCCACCAGAGGCCACCGTCTGGCATCATAATATGAAATAGCGGACTTCTAGATTTTAAACTTGAAACACCAAAAACTACGCACTCAAAGTATTTGTCATGGCTATCTTGATGGTTTCTTAAATAGTTTCCTCTTACATAACACGAAATTGGTGGTATGTTTGCATTTAACTCTGGCATTATTTTTTATCTCCTATCGCTTTTTCCCAGTTTTTTATTGCCCAATGACCTATACCACAGGCATCAGCAACATCGTTATCTGTAATTGTTCTATCATAATTAATATTAATAAAGTTAATTGTTCTTTCTTTACGAAGCATTCTTTCGTGAGCCTTGTAGTATGAA